GTCCCACTATTGTATACATAATTCTTTCATCTCTCCAAAGTTCTTTCCTGCCGACACATTAACTTTAAATGTGCCAAAAGGAGTGTTTGAAAACTCCTTGACCATATGGTTTATCATACTTAAGTCCCCTTTGTCAAGATCTAAAACAACACTATCATGAATAATAAATGCTATGTTTGATTTTAGATCTCGCAACCTCTCCTTGATCAAAAAAGCCCTGTTCATAATTAAGTCGCTACATGTGCTTTGAATGATATAGTTCAGCGAGTGATACTCATCGCTTTCTATTTCTCTTTTGTAGTAGTTTTTTACGCACTTACCGTCCCAATATTTATTCATGACCTTCTTTCTGTCATAGTGCTTGTCTAAGGCTTTGTCCTTGGAATTAGGATTATAAAGCCATGAAAAGATATTCTTCTTTGCCTGCTCTCTACCGACACTTCCCTCGTAGAGATTCTTAATGTTCCAGTCATGAATATCTTCATCTGGTTGAGGCATACCAAGCAGCCCGATTAGAACCCTTAGTTCGGCCGCATTATAATCCAACTCCACAAACATATCGTTGTTTGGCTGGAGGACCTTGCGAAACCTTTTGTCCATAGTGAGTATGGGAAATGAATTCTTTCTGGTTGTGAGCCTGCCCGTCTTGGTACCATATGGATTGTAGTTTACATATGGGGTGGCTGCTTTAAATCTTTTAAAGAACTCCCTTGTTCTTGGATTCTCGAAAGATTCCTTGAGTGGATCTAGGTCTACATTTAGTTTTTGATTGGATATTTCTGCGGTGATAGATACGATTTTCTGTTGTAGTTCATAGTTGTCGGGTCTTTGGTAGTTATCAAAGACATGCTGCGTGATCTTGTTTTTAACCTCGCAAAAATCTTTAACGAATTGCTCTGGTAGGAGGTCGAAGAAACAGTTTTGGTTTAGGTCTATTTTGGCAATCGTAAAAGACTTGTAGAATGCCGACATCTTCTTCCAAGCCAAAGCTAACTCTTCTTTGTGCTGCGGTGGGCAGATCTCTGTTAAGTTCTTACCTTTGGCGTAGATCTCGGCAAATTCTACCTCTTTATCTTCCAAAAATGATGAATATGACCAAGTTTTGGTCAAATTAGACGGAATATGGTCGTACACCATCTTGCCATCTAGGTAAATGCCGACGCAGTATTCTTTATCATCTAAAGCTTGAAATAACAAATTTAACTCAACTAGCTTGTGATTTAATTCTTTTATTAATATAATCTAAAGTTTGTTCAAAGTCAAGAGAATTATAAATTTGTTCTATCTTTGCCACCTCCCTAGACAAAAGACTAGTCGATTGCTGTATTTTTTTTTCAAATAATTTCAATCTGTAATATAATTTGAGCCAAAAAATATCACCATATTTTAAATTGTAATAGTCCACATCGAGAGGCTCTCTTTGCACAACCACTTTATCCAATTGCTGATCGGCAGGACATTTTTGATTATCGTATACGGCTTGCTTTTCCATATAGACTGGAGAAATAGACAGAAAGTAGTTATACATTTGCCTCATATAAATTTTTAAATTTTCTATGTCATAGATATGTGTTTTAACAAAACAAGTTTCAAAAACATTACTATTGTCTAAATTATATAGAGCCATGTATTTGTGCATTTGTGGAGAATTAAGATTGGCTATCAATCTCCATGGAGCATTTTTATCTACAATGAATCCATGTTTGGCAGCAGTTAACAAATAAAATTCAAAATTTGGGCTCTTTATAAATGTGTTAAATTTAACAGATTCTAGTGATGTGCTGGCTTTTGATATCTCAATACACATCCCAGTGCTGGAAGGGTTGTAAAATTTTGAAGACAACACTCCACTTTTTGTTAGCGGCATCACACCATTTGCGCTATGATAGAAATCATTGAAAAATATTTTTAAAAAATCATCTATATTCTTTATTAGGTCCTTGTTATTTTTGAAAAACAAATTGCCCTTCACGAAAACTTGATTTATATCGCTCATCTTATTATCATAAAAGCTATGAGGAGATTCCCATCCTTTTTCTGCTTCCCATTCTGTAGTTAAGAAATCATCTGGCTTAAGCCTATTAAAGTATTGCGTCTTTACAGCATACCTGAAGTCTTCGTATGCATCGGCTACAAAGTTCATGCATAAAACCTCTTCATCTCTAGGGGTGGCGACTTCCTTCAAGTAATATTCGTTTGCATGAACTATATCTCCATCAAGATCTACTCTTCCGTAAAACAAATTGTCTTGCTGATTAAAATCGTAAGTGCCAACAATTGCGGGAAAGACCTCATCATAAGTCTTTCTAATGTCAAAAACATTTTTTGCCCCTGCGCCGAGGCTATTTTTAATCTCTATTCCCTCATATTTAATTTCTGCCATCTAATTGCTCCTAAAAATATGTAAATACTGCGCCTTTAGAGCTGTGAGAAGCTTTTTGGCTAGCTGGAACTATGCACATCCCCGTAATACTTGTTGTCCATGTCGGGTAATAATTGTGTTCAACTCTCGTAACCATGTAATATCCTCCCAAGCCCATGATATTCGCAACGGTGCCTTTTTTAAGAGGAGAGCCAAGACCTGTTATAGACGGATCCATATAAATGTTTTTGCCAACTGTCATCAAGTTATTGCCAATAAAAGTTGCGCTGATGTCGAATATGGTCCATAATTCTTGATATGGGTTTCCCGGCTCCAGATTTCTTATGACAGATATTTCTTCCCCTAGTGAAGATTTTTGAAAGCTAAACTCTTTAAGCAGACCCTTATCTGCACCAATATAAAAATGAGGAATTCCTTCAACCAAATTAAAAAAATATCTATCAGCATCACCTATATTAGTCATGCGCTCTGACAATTGGTCGTTGTAGTAGGTTTCATCATAAATTGTATAATATTCATGATAGGAGGATCCTACATTTTTAGCATAAAAAGACCTTCCCTTAACAGGAGATAATTTAGTTTTCCCTCCGATGGCGGTGCTCCTGCCGTTGTGGAGCGCAATCTCGTGGGTGGGGATGCGATATGGAAGACTGATTAGTCTTCTAACTAGGTTAGGTGTATAATCCGACCCTATTTGGTCTTGTGTTCGAACCCTCAAAAGTCCTAGAGCAAAATTCATTATATATACCTTCATAAAGCTCATCAAGGAAACAATTTTTTTTTCTTGCCCCATTATACTCTTAGAAAACCATTCATTGAAAACAGACTGGGCTATTGGTAATTTTGCGACATTGAAAACAGATATTGGCTTTCCCTTAATAAACTGGTAGCCCACATTATCAAGTAAAATAAAAAACTTTCTTTTTTTCATTTCTTCTACCAACTCTGGATTAGTAGCCAACAATGCATCTATTAAATCGCCAAAATAAAAATAGGTGATTGTTCTTTTGCCCTCATAATCATTTTTTGTAAACCTCTGCAACATTTCTTCTACTTCAGAGGAAGGGGACCCGGCTTGGATCATTTGACCAGACAATTCCTCCTTTAGATTATTCTGTTGACCGCTTGCCTTGCAAGGATTTGTGCTAAAATAATATTGCCCCTCTGCTACTAGGTCCGCGAGGCTTGCGTCCATTTTTTGTATCATACAATTTTCAGCCATGTAGGTTTGCAAGCGAGAATATAGAGCCTGAAGATCAACAGCTGGCTTGCTGTCCTCGGGTGCTTCCTCAGTTGGGTCCAGAATTTCATCCAGCGTAAGGTCGCTAGGGTCCTCTGGTGGTTCGGATTGTTTAGCCTTCGTGTCTGCAACGGGGAGAGGCTTAATTTTAGTTAAAGCTTTTGCGCCAAAGATTTCATTTTTTTTCGCAGAAAAAAAGTTAATATTGGCACTCCTGTATTGCACAGAAACATTTAACATTCCATTTGGACTAAAAGTTAAATCATAATCAGTCATTGTAAGCTCTATGAGTCTATCTTGTTTTTTTAATGCATCACTAATGTCAGCAGATAATACATCAGTTACCCCATCCAATTGGTAGCCCACTCGTAACACTATGTCATATTTGCCTTTGTCTACTATCTCGCTCGATTTTGTATTTGGGAAAGAAAAAAGATCGGCGAACCTGAATCCGGCGTTTCGCTTTGTAACTAAAGCTTCTGCATTTGCAAATACAAAATCAATCGTACATCCCAACAAAGTTTCAGCTACGGCAGGGTTTTGCTCATCGTACACAAAAGATACGCCCTTGATTCCAACATCGTCTCCTCTTTGTTCTTTGTTGCCATATATATTTTCGGCATACTTTCTAGCGTCATAAGCATATGGTATGTAGACCTCCTTCACCCCGGAGTCAGTCCTGTAAATTTTATAAAATTCTATCTTGGGAACCACCGATGCCAAATCAATGTTGTTTACCTTTAGAATGCTCCGCAAATCTTTTTCACTTGGCATATCAAGTCGCGCTGGTGGGGCTGTTGAGTGCTCAGTGTTATCTGATCTTATGTAAAATTTTGGAGGATGTTCAAAATGATATTTTGAACTTAATAAAATAAATGGCAGACAAGCCATAAGTACGCTCTGATCTGAGTATTTGTTGGATGGTTTCGATTTCGAACTCATTTTATGCTCCGTACATATTTATTATTGTTTCTAGTGGATGCGGAATATAAACTATGGATCCGAATTCTAAATTTGACTCGGTGGGCTTCTGATTAAAAAAAGCAATTACCCACCACAATTTTGAGTCGCCATAGTGGTCATCTGCCAACCTATGATATCTGTCTCCGTATTTCCAAGTATGCGCTATTATGTTCAATTCAGTCATCTGCTCAACCGATGGAAATTTCAAATTTCTTGTGCCATATTGCCTAACTTGAGAAACGCCTCGGTCCCTAAAGGTAGAGGAGTACAGCTTGCTTTTATTAATAAACACATCTACATTTTCATATCTCAAACTCATGAATTCAAACCCTTATATTAGCTTTATTTCTTCCCGAACATACCTGTAAGTGTTGCCTGCCCCAATATTGGCAAAACCCCTGTGGACCGTGGGTCTCCCGGTGCAACACCGTCGCCGGGGACATTCTCTTCATCTTGGTAAAAAGCAGTATTAACTGCATCGTCAGTCGTGCCTCCCAAGATAGATCCTAAAGCTGCGCCTGATGCTCCGCCAAAGCTTCTGCCACCAATAATTCTGCCAAGATCCTCCCCGCTACCAATTTCCGGAAACAACTCTGCCAAAAACCCCGTTGATGCCTTCCACCCCAGATCATAATCATGGAGAACTGTAAAGTCGAATCCAATTTCTATCACCTTTGGATATAGGAAATTTCCATTTTCAAAATCCTCGTAAGCTCCATCATCAAATTTTGGTACAATGTTTGCTCCGCCGATATATCCAACCAAATACCCACCATCGACAACATCTCCATAGCTTTGTATTAATTGAACATGTTTTATCGCCACGATGGGAGGGGATGCAATTGTCTTATAGCCGTTAATTTCTTTATAAGTGGGGTAAAACATGTTTGAAAAACTAACCCTCTCTAGACCTCCCCTTCCAATGGTTTTAGAGTAGTTATATCTCGCCTCATCCAAGTTCGCAGATACAAGATTAAAGCCTACTCGCATCGTTTTAACCGTGTTTGTGTAGCCCGGTATGGGATCGGGTCGACCGTAAACTTGCTCCGGATTCCAGCCAATGTTATAATTGTGGCTTAGGGAAGTTAGCATGGCAAAAAGACCGATAGTTTTTTTGCTGGCTATGTGTTGGATGTAAAGGAGCTGTTCTTTGCTGGTAGCCAGAAAGCTCGGATCCACATATGAAGTAGGAAGAGATTGTCCTCCGAAAACATCTGGCTTGCCGACACCCAATGCTTTTTTAAGTTTTTCTTCTACATAATCTCTTCCAGCCTCGAACAAATCACCAGCTGGTGCTTGAAACGGCTTTGGGAGTTCTGAAATAATATCTGGTTTAAACGCCATACTGTGCTGCTCCTATTGCTATAAAGATTTTCCCATAGCTGCATCGGTGATTATCTTGACCAAGCCTTTTCTTCCTGATGGGTCTAGAACCAGCCTAAACTCCGGATTTTCTCCGAATCCGGGTTGACCAAATGGTGCGGTACCTCTGGTTATCTCTCCCGGTGATCGTGTGTCTCTCATCGTCTTCTCAAGGATTTCTACCGACTTTGCAAGTTTATCTGCCGATATTTTTAAAGACTTGGAAGCTTCGGCGCTTTGGGCTGCTGCTTCTGTTAGGGCTGAAGTGGTGCCTTTGCCGCCCGGAGGGGGTGTGGTTTGCACAGTTTCGCCAAGCGTTACTCCAAAGATATCTTTAACTTTCTCGGCAATTGTTTTTTTCACCCCCTCAAAAGCTTTGCCTTCCATTGCTGTCGATGACGCTTCTGCAAATTGCATCGAGAGATCTTTTAACAGCGCATCCATGACGACGCCTGTCTCACCAAGACCTATCCCCAGTTTTTTTAAGAGTGTCACTGCCATATTTTCAGCCAATGCCTCTATTTGTTTTGACTGGGGGATTATTCCTGCAATATTTTTATCAAAATCTTTAGCAGATGCGCCTAATCCTATGTCAGCTAGATCTTCAGCGCCGATCTCTGCCCTCAAGAACCTTCCTGCGCCTTGAGGATCGCCGAGTATTGGGCTGAGTGCCCCTAGTTTCGCTGCTCCTGCTGGTCCTGCTAGCATTGCCTCAATGTCAATTCCGCTCTCTAATATTTTTTGCTTTACTAACATCGCCACGCCGGAAGGACCTGTGGTATAAAATGTTCGAACTAGTTCAGCCGGATTATCAATAATGTTCATGCCAAAAACGGCATTAATTCTCTGTGCGGCTCTTGCGGCTCCCGTGTAGCCCTTGAAATTATCTGCAAAACCAGTAATTGTTCCGACATCGACTTTCATTTTTTGTGCCATATAAGAAACCTTTGCTATATTCATGGCAGCGGCTTCTCCAAACATTGCAAACTGTGGGATCAATTTTTGAAAATCATTGAAAAATTTAACTGGCGTTACTCCCAACTCTTTCATTTGAACTGTAAGACCTTTCAGTACACCAATAGCGTTTTTTGCACCCTCGACGCCCGTATCAGCGATTATTGACTCTATCATTGAGCCGCCACCTTGAACGCCCAAAAGACCCAATTGCGCTGTAAATGTCGCTATTTCTGATTGTACTGTTGCAGACTCTGTAGCAAATAAACTAAAGTCTCCTGCTGCATTTTGTGCTGCTTGTCCCAAGTCTGTTATGGGTATTCGACTTTTTTCAAATCTTGCAGCCAATTGGTTTTGAAGGTCATTTGCATCTGCTATAGTTTTTGAGAATGGTATTAATTCTCTTCGAGCGTCATCTAGAACAGTAAAAGCCTCTCTTGCTTTTCCAAAAATATTTGGAACTTCCATCCCTAGCAGCTTCATAGCAGCTACAGTTTTCGCTGCGCTTGCAAATACAGAATCTCCCATATTAGAAAAAACACCTGCGAATCCAGAGAGGGCTTTTTTCTGTCTTTCGACGCTTTCCTCTATTTGCTCATTTTGCTCCTCATCTGCTTTTTTAATTTCTTCCAAGAGATCGAGCCTTGCTCTGTAGATACTTAGATTTTCTCTCATCTGTTCGGCTCGTAAGTCCCTGCCTTTGCTCTCTGCATCTCGGAGGGCTTGGAGGTCTTGCGCGATGAGATTATTTGTAGCGTTTATCTCATCTTGAAGTTTGGTGCGATTTTCGATGAGTTGTTCCAACAGAGAATCATAAAACTCACGCTGTTCTTTCTTTCTATCTCCCTCTAGCTCAAGAGTGTCTTGGACAACCTTTTTGTATTCTTTCAAAGCTTCGGTAACTTCTTCGATTTTTGATGGGTCGAATTCTTCTGCCATGTCTTACTTTACCTTATTGGCCACTTAATTCCCGTTGCCTTTTCAAAGCCTGCGATTGCAGACTCCAACTGGTGCCTAAGTTCCATTGTTTGAGGTTCTGTGGGGCTGGAATCTTGGAGAGCCTTTATGTATCTCTCTTCATTGCCCAAAGCTTTTGCAAAAGCCTCCACTTTTTCTTTTTCTCCACTTACAGATACCGGGGCGTGTCTTCCGGTAATCATGGACTTTAATATCTCTTCTACTTTGTGTGCAAAATTCTTTAAATATTGCTCATTTATCGTAGACGAAAAATTAATTTGTTGATTTTGTATTTTCTCTTCACTAACGGGTTTCATAATGAGGGTCTCCTTTCTGTAAATAGTTGTTTATTATAAAAAACAAGACCAAAAACTACTGTTCTTGGTCTTCACAAAGTGTTTAAATGTTTTTTAGGGCTTTCTTTTCTGCGTCGGCTTTATCTTTATAATACTTAACAGTTCTTTTCAAAAACCATCTTCTTATAGTTATTGGAAGGCTATAAACCTCCTGAAAAGACCAGTTGCCGTGCATTTTTAAATTGAAAATCTCTTCATAAACGCTCTCTATATATTCATTCGTTAGGCCAAAAAAAGTCAGTGTTAAGCGGTACCTCCAATTCCTGTTCGTGAGCGCAGCTAGCGCAGGAGTAGTGGCTTAAAATTTCGACCCTTGGCACAACATGCTTATAAGCAGTTCTAAGAGTTCTAGATTCTCTTGCTGGAAGGGAATCGATGAAGGAGTTTATGGTATTTCTGCTGGTTTCTCCATCTACGGAGACAACATAAGACTTTAATGTATCTGTAACCAATGATTCTTCCATGTTATTTTTTGATTTCGCATTTATCATATAAGTCAGGCGCTTCTCATCGTGCCCAGTCATTGGCTTAACTTCTACAGTTTTATCTATCCTTTTCAGGTGAATTTTGAATGTTCCCCTTTCAGTTTCAACGACACCCATGTCTTGCTTATAGTCTTCATTAGAAGTCACTCTTGTTTTCAAGTCGGACAAATCAAAAGAAAATTTTGAAGTATTAGAACACGCAGGACACTTAACCTCTGTTTGGTATTCATGCCCATACCCATTTATTCGAGTAGCCACAAGAATAGCATTCTTATCTCCTATTAAAAGATCGTTTGGGTCGATCCTGTCAACAAGAATTGACTGCAATAGCCTGTCGAAAACTATACCTTTTTTGATCAATACTGTAGAAGCGAGTACATCCTCTTCCTTAGCCGTCATAAATTTTATTTCAATTGAAGTCTTGTCTTTTAGGGGATGACCCTCTGGGTAATACTTGCCTTTTGATGGCAAGTCTACAAATTCTGTAGGTACAGTGAATTGAAGTCCCTGTGCCTGTTGTGGGGGAGGGGGTTGGACCTGTGGAACAGTGCCCTGTGTTGGATCTGGGCTTGGACTAGCCATTCGATCTAAATTATTTCTTTCGGACATTCTTACCTCTTTTAAAAAGTGATGTTAAAATAAGTATAACACAGTTTAAAAAATATTAAAGAATTATTAAGGCTCAATTACTGAGTTTGGAATTTCTGGCTTATCTAAGCTAGTTTGGAATGTTGCTCTGTCGCCCATCTTCTCAATGGTTGCCCAATCATATGTCAATGTTACATCCATTGTTAGCATTTCATTATTATCATATGCAAATTCTCCCATGTTAACTGCTGAGATGTAAGCGTTTTTGAGAGTCCACTTTTCGACATTGACACCTTCGGCATCAAAAGCGTTGATTGTTACAGGGTTAAGAGCGTCAATAGAATCTACCTTATTTAGTGAATTAAAGGAATACGCAGTTCCGCCAAATTGTTTGTCAGGGAATTCATATCCAGAAGCATAAACCATTTTCATCAATATACCTGTCGCATCAGGACTGATGGGGTCTACAGTTGTAAAGGTAAGTGGATCCCACTCTAATCTTCCCGGATAATTGAATTTGTGATTATAAAAAACATGTGAAGTTTCAGTCATTTTGAAACTTGGTCTGTTAACCTTTGTGATTGTCCAAACTGGGAGTCCTGCGATATTAAAAGTAAATCTATATTTTCTTTTTGGCTCACTCGTCGGATTTGACCAGAAGCTATCTGTATTTAGGCTGTCTCCATAAATAGGCATTTTTTAGTTTCCCCTTATATGATTATTTCATTCTTATACTATAAATAGTATTTGTTTTGTTTTTTTAGTCGTCGAAACTTGCACCAGTGTTTGTAATGTTAAAATCAATTGCAATGTATTCGATTGCTCTTGCTGGTTTTAAGAAAATCTTAGCATACATGATGTTTCTGTCTACCAATTCTGGTGTTGTTGTCGATTCATCAAGGACCACTTTAAATTCTGATAATCCGAATGCTGTCTTAATATTGCTTAAGAATGGATCGACTTGAGCTTTGAATCTGTCCCAAGTAGCATCAACATTCTGTTCAAACAACAGGTTCGCCGCAATTCTTGAAACTTGTTTTTTCACAAAGATCATCAATCTTCGAACATTAATTCTGTCCAAGGCGGATGGCGTAACTTGAAGCGTCTTTTGACCAAACACTACTATACCCTCACTTGGGAAAGAAGCAATTGGGTTGATATTGACATCATAAAGTTCATCTCTCTCGGCAGATGTAAGCTTCGATCTAACATTCGTTACTGGGAAACCAGCCGCGCCGCGACTTAAGCCTCCCCTGCTAAAGCCAGCTGGTGCGAACCAAACAGCTTTTTGCTGTTCTGAATATGCCATTGTCCCGATAGCTGCTACAGATGGAGGTACCCACAGTGAGCCGCCACCGATATCATCGTTGATTCTCACCCATGGATAGTAAGTACATCCATAGCTTGAATTCATTCCTCGTTGTTGCATGTTTGTTACAACCTCATTAACATGATTTGTTGAAATTCTACTAGCCTCGGTGCCTGCTTGCTCAGACGCTGCCTTATATCCACCTTTGGGGTCGATAATAGCTAGAGCATCTCCGCGATCTTCGCAAGTGTTAACGAGATGTTGAGTTAAAGTCTCATTTGTGATGCCCGGAGAAGCTACTAAATTCATTTCTACAAATTCTGGATCTGCTAGGATATCAATAGCTTTTTTAACGGAATAGTACATAGCGTATGTTTCCGCTGTAGCGTCTGCCCTAAGAGCCCTTTCATTATTAAAAGGTTCCGCCTCTTGAACATCGAGTCCATCGAAGCCTCCGAAAAGCGGAACAGTGAACCTGTCATATCCTGCATCAATAATGTCTCTATATGATCCATTTCTGGCTGTATGGGAAAGACCTGATGCTCTGGATCCAGATACATATGAATACGCTCCTCCTGCCGATGACGAAAGATCATCCAATGAAAACACAAACATTCTTTTTGTGTACTCGTTCGTGGAAAAATTATCGTAATCAGATGGCATCGCCCTTAATAGGTCCAAGTTACTTTGTTCAAACGAAGTACTTGTGGATCCACTAGTAGTGCTAAATCCGAAGTAAGCCAAGGTTGGATCACTCAGATTGCCATCACTTGCAGCGTCCCTAACAAAGACATCCGGGAACTTAACTGTTGCTTGCCATGTTCCTTGACCGGGCGCTGGGTTGAGGTCGGTACCCCCTGCGAAGTCTCCATCAGCAGCAGCTGAACCTCCTGCAACAGTCCAGTCTGTACAATTAGATGTAACTGTTGTGTTACCAAATACCCCAGCAACATTTTGCGTGATTGTTATGGTAAATGGCGCTGTCGAAACACTACTTACCGTCACTTTGCTCGCAATAGAGCTAGCTTCAATAGCTGTCTTTAAATTATCTATGCCATCCTTGCTGCCGTCGCGACCAAATTGGGTGGCATCGGTAGTGGTGTTGGTGCAGGTAAACTGTTGCGATGATCCATCCGTTGTTCGAATAGTGATCTGATTGCCGTTAGTGGGTGCGTTAGATGCAGCAATCACAACTGTAGCAGCATTAGCGCCAATAAGTCCTCCACCCCAGACAACAGCATCATTAGGGGCAGCCCCTGCTGCTTGATCAAACCACTTGTAGGAGTCGGATGGCGATCTTCTAACATTTAGTTTCGCAAGATCAATATCTATATCTCCCCAAGAAGATGTATGAGACTGAAATGACGCGGTAGCAAAAACGGTAGCTGCTGCGGAGACCCCAGCGGAGCCTGAGTTAAATTTGAGTCTGAACGATTCTCTCTTAACTGGTCCCTGAGCACCAAACGGCAACAATTCTGAATTTGCTTGCCCCAAGTCAACCTCGGAAGCCATTTGAATTCTTACAATTCTGGAGTTGTTACGATAAGTACCATACTCGATTAATCTTTTCTTTGAATTGTCCCACTCATAATACTGATCTCCGATTTTTCGGGCGACATAATTTGATGAATTTGGATTTAAATTACAATTGTCATATCTCTCAATGATCTTAGGAGCATTGTCGCTATCAAATAGTGATCTAATTACAACAGAAAAACTTCCGTATGCATTAACATCTGTTCTCTTGGAATAGTTAACATTTTCAATAGATATTTTGAAAGAACGCTGTTCTTCTTGTCCTGCACTTAGAGTATAGAATTTGAACAATCGAGCGCAAATCGCTGTGTTTTCCGGATTATATGTAGGGGTTAATTGATTTTGAGTTCCACCAGTCTCAGGCTCTATACCTTCAGTCGTTCTCATGTCTTGTGCGATAAACCAGCCAGTTTGTGCTGCATTCGCTGCTTTTTTAAACTTTTGCCCTGCTTTTGCGCCGGCGCTATCCCCCAACGGCAATATAACACCATAACACTTTGTCCCAGACAAAGTGCTTCTCACTGCTGTTTCAAAGGTTTCTCCCAAAAAGTAATTTTTTGTAGATGCGTTGCTCGAAATAAGAGACGAATTTGTTGTTGTTGGGTTTGTATTAAAAACTTTTCTGGCAAAATATTTTGAATCTTTATCAAAATTAAAAGTAAAAACCTCGTCTGGGGTTCCGAGACCGACCGCGCCTTCCTTGTACATCAACGCGGTGAATTTTGCTCCTGCGGGGGAGCTGGCGGTTGTTGATTCTATCAGCACTCCGGATCCGGATACAACATCGGTGGCTGCCCCCGCAATCGTGCCAGAAAGAATAATTCCTCCCTGCTTTAAGTACCATGATGCAGCCAAAACTCCGTCAGCGGAACCTGTTGCTCCCGCAGCGTAGGAGGAGGAATTTATCAAGAAAAGACCATACGCCCCACCTGAGTCTTCACTATTCGAAGGCGTAGTCCCCATTGCCCATCCAGCGGTGGAGTCTGGGGCGGCTGATGAGTAAGATGCTTGAGGATCTTGATCTCCCAATATTCTTACAACTGTTAATGGTGCGCCGTTTTTTAACCATGCTGCGGCTGCATAAGCGCCGTAGGTTGGAGCTGTTGGGATGCCACCTCTCCAAACATCAGACGCTATGTCTCCTCTTACAGGCTCACCGAAGATTTCGATTAGCTCTGACAAAGATTCTACCCTTGTTGGTAGAAAAGCTGGTCCTCTTCTAAAGCGACCAATGACTACTGGTCCGACTGGAGGCGCTGTTTTCGGCAGCTGCGAATTATCAATTTCCTTGATAAAAACGCCGGGGGAAACAAACTTAAAATTCTTTGCTGACATTGCTTGGAGTCTCCTTCTATATTCGCTTGGAATAAAAACATTTTTTCTTTAATAAATAGTAAGGAGCAACTAGAAAGGACAAAATTATTCAATATATCCAGTTCTATCCGAAGAATACGGATTTTTGCCACGCAGCTTGCCATCCCCACCGTATTCCGGTATATCTCCAAAAACCGTCCTTTCTCTTGGAATTTTTACCTCGACTGCATTTTCTCGCACAGAAAACTTAGGTCTGTCATCATTACTCCCTTCGCCTATTAAGTACCCAAGGACTTTAATGTCTATGGAAGTTTCGAATCGTCGTTCCTCGTCGTCCATAGATGCTATGTTGTTAGCTTGTGAAAAATTACCTTGAACAAATGCTTCATATCGATGATTGTCTCTTTTAAACAGAAGAGAGTTGATTGTTCCGGGTCGGGTAGCAAATACTTGTACCAATTCGTTCATTTGCTGTTGATATTCTGTCCTTAAAACTATTTTATAAGTAACATCAACATATACTATCGGTGGTATTGAAATCGTTTCATAAACTACTTTTCTATTATCTGACCTGCGTATAAATTTTGGTCCTGTTGCTGGGTCTGAAGTTGGGTATTTCCTGTTTTGATCAGCATTGTTGAACTCCGAGGTTTTCTTTTGCTGTATCCTCCTGCCTATGACCAATCCTCCGCCTTTCTCGTCTTTATTTATAAACTGGTCTCCGTAGTAAGCACCCCTTGTTGTCAAATCTTTCACTACAGATGTCCTTTCTATAGTTATCATTGGCAATATTATCGTGCCTTCATCATCCCTAAGTTCTTTTTTGTTCTTTATCTGAAACGCCCTTTCAGAGGCAACCCATATAACAGGTACTTTCTCAAATCCCTTATTTGTTGTAACATGAAAATTTAAATCTTCATGCATGTAGTCATAGATGGAGTAATCTATTGTCTCTAAAGTTGAGGGCAAAAAAGAGATTTGTTTTATTTTTTGAGGATATTCTGAGGAGGCTCTCTCTGGCGGGAGGTCCATGTATTTGTCATCATGTGGCATCGAAAACCCCCTTTCTTGCTCTTTTGCACATCGCTACTATTTCCATTTTGTGATCAACTTGACCAAAAATTTGTTTAGGTTCGTTCAAAGATAGTATTTCATACAAAAAAGAGCCATAAAGAATAAAATCTCCCTCTCTTGCGAATAGGTCTTGATCTTCTATCAATCTTCTCTTGTGGAAGAACACATTGACAGATGACCTTTTGTCAATCCCTATATTAGTGTTCGTGGACGCAATTCCTTGCCATTCTACCAAAGCATGCACTCTAACTGGAGGTAAGAATGTCTTTTTAATCGCCTCTCCATATAAAGAATGGAAATTAGTGTGCTCAAGACTTACAGGATAATAAAGAACAGTTTGCCCTATAACTCTTTCAATAACCTCGTCATTGATCTTTTTAACAAGATCCCTTTCCTTCTTTCCTGTAAAAAGAGGAGGTGGAGGATTACTAGGTTGTTCCCACTTATTTTTTTTAGCCACGAGTTAACTACCCCACGAATACGGGGAGTGGTACCCCCTGCATTGTCTTAATTGTGTTTTCTATCTCTCCTGCCGTTTCTTCGGCTAGTTTAGGATATGTCATTTCTTCTAGGACTGCCTTTAATTCATCCCTGAGAGCAATCTGCTCTGCCTTTCCCTCTGAAACTAGGGCAGGTCCATTAAGGGTTACATTGCTTCCCGGAATTGGCAAAGTTGCAAACTTACTTCTAACATTACCTAACATTTCTTTACACACGGCAAGAGCAAACCTTCTTATCCATTGCTTCCCGATTGAATTAATGTTTAAATACTCTATATTTTCAAAAGGCAGCGTATTCATGTTATTTATGCCACGAACCCCATCTTTATCTGCACCATGAGCAAAAGCCTCAGTCTGTACACTAAATTCCACCCACATGGTCGTGGGAGAAACTCTAGTTGTGTCTGGGAATATTCTTAATTTATTATCTTTAATTTCATAAGAAAAATGAGAAGTTCTTGTGTAAATAGCATCCTCAAAAGCCATTGCTTGTGATTTATTTTGCCAAACTGGAATTACCTCGAATGTCGAATCATCGGCGTACTGCCCATAATATGACATATTCCCCACTGTATTCAGACCACCATAATAACCAAAAAATCTCCACATCGCTTGTGGTGTCTTATAGAATACTTTTCTGATTGTCACTTTTTTATTTCCGACAACATTATAGAAAGGGCTAGAGGAGTCAGATGTAGATGTATCCTCTATGATTGACTGAAGGTCATAATCCTGTTGTCCCACTGCTGTGGCAAAAGAAGCGGAATATATTGGTATATTGCCGCCAAATCCGCCTTCTGTTGCCAAGGTATTTGCCACTCTTTTTGAGTATTCAAAATTAAATTTTGGATATCTAGTTTCAATATTGGACCCGCTGAGTGAGTTGCCGCTCACTATTTCTCCATCTTGATCAAATGTTCCAGTTGGATTTCCAAGAAAGTCTGACATAGCGTTCTTTGCCTGATGTATGTTTACGATATAAGAGTATTCAAGCACTGACTCTTCATATGCGGCATATACTTGATATTCTGTCAATTCAAGATCAAGTATATCCCCACCTAGCTTTTGATAAACATAAGCTACTTGATCAGACGCTCCCTCTTTGAAAGCAGTGGCAGCATGGTTGGTTGATGCTTTCGCCACATATATTCCATATGGCAATGGGTTAGCCGTAGCATTAACATTGTCTGTATTTCCAGTTACAGGCAATATAGACACACTAGTGCTACTGGCAGGTGTTAAAGTTGGAAGAGCCATTGTTTAGATCTCCTTGTTTCAAAATAAAATATGCTTTATATAATTAGTCTGCGACAATGTTTAAAGAAGGTAGAAAAGAAAAAAGCCCCGCCAAATTAATGACGAGGCTCTTTGTTTGTCTAGATCCTAACGGTATTAGCCGTTAAGGTCACGACAGATAACAAGACCATACATATCTGGTCTAACCATCTTCTTAGCATAACGGGTCATGACACCCTTACGAGGTACAAAGTCCTCGACACCAAAGATAGTTGGAGTTACCTGAAGCGGTACATATGGAGCGTAAACATATCCGCTCTCAAGGAATGAACCACCTTTTCTACCCACAAGAACAACATTTCGTGGGAAGTAAGGATCAACATAAATGTCCCACTTCTTGCTCAACGATCCAACATTAACTGCACCAACTGTGCCTCTATCGGCATCAGCAGTTACACTAGCGCGGAATCCAGCAGTGAACTCAAGGATGTTGGCAATTTCCGGCGAAACGACGACGAAATTAGCACCACCACGGAGTGTCTTTCTGTGGATTTGAGCAGAAACATCATTGATGGTTTCGACAAGAGTCTCGTACCATTCGGAAACAGTACCAGTAAAGTCAGCACCCATCAAGGATTCATTGTCACGGGAAACTCCGCCAATAACTCCAATCTGTCCACCAGTGGATCTGTCAAGGAATCTACCCGGACGACGAGACCAGTAAAGTTTACCAGCAGTTGCGCCTGCAACAAGATCCTTAAGGATTTCTCTATCGATTTCCAAAGCAATTTGCTCAGAAAGGATGCTTGTAAGCTCAACTTCTGCATCAAGGTTGTGGTAAGCATTAAGGTCTTGACCTAATTCTGGTGTCCACTTAGCCTTGAGCTTCTTGGTCACAGCAGTCACAGCAATCGAATCAACTTTGATGTCGATTTCTGGGATGTTTTCGTTATTTTCAAGTCCCCAAGAATCGGTACCTGCGATGACTCCCATAGCGTCTGCTGCTGGAGCAGTGGCAGTACCATTGAAGTTATCTTCGAGAGCAAAGGAAAGAGTTCCTCCTACCTTAACAATGTTAGCATCCAAATGTGTTGCTGCGGATGCATCCGAAGACGCTGTTGCCATGAAAACAAGGTTTAGCTTGGTGCTATCTGTTTCGGACACATGAGTTAATCTTCTTTGAAGAACCCCAGCTGGTCCTGCAACAGTTCCTGCCTCGTTGGGTGGTTTGAAATCCAATGCGAGGTAATTATCTTCGTTGAATTGAGTTCCATTGCTGGTAATACCACCATCATTAGAACCAGTAAGAGTGCTTCTAGCCATTGTGTATACCGCGACAAGAGATCCACTTGGAATGTCAACATCGTATAATGCTAGCTTATTAATGTTAGTAGCTTCATCTCCCGGATAAACACCAGTTACCACCTTTGTTAGGTGGTTGACTGAACAGGTGTTGGATGCGGTAGGTGAAGCATAACCGTTGTTAAGCCCATAGAATCCTTTTTCTGGATTTTGTGTAGCACTAGGGTTAGCTGATGTTCCGCCGTTCAACTTATTGTCAAGGTCAACACCTCCTGTGATTTCAAGACCGACTTTACCTTGTCCGTAAAGTGATTCTCCAAGAACTGCACCACCTGCTGCTTTAGTTTCAGCATATGTGAAGTCAAGGAAGAAAATAAGTCCTGATGGTAGGCTCATTGGTTGAACGCTTACGAGATCGTTAGCGATCAAGCTTCCGAAAACGCGACGAACGATTGGAAATGCAACAGATGCAAAACCTTCGACATCTCCACTAGCCATAGTGGATGCCTCACGCAACAACTCTTTAGCTTGGTTTTCAAGCAATCGAGCCATGGCGTCTTTAGAACGCTCGCTATTCATTCCCTCTAGAAGACCTGTGTTTTCCCACTTCGCAAGTAGGGCAGCACCTTCCTTCTGGAGATCTCTATTAACGATACCTTCTGTTAATTTTTCTAAAACTGACATAGTTTTTTTCTCCTTTTTTAGTTTAATTAATACCAGCCAAACGCTTCATCCGATCCAAATTAGGATCAGCTTTAGGTTTAGCTTCGCTGCCTTTAAGCAAAGCTGAAGAACGCTTAGTCACCGCCTCGCTAAGTGATTTCGGAGCACGAGATTGTTTTCCCTGCTCTCCCACTGCGCCCTGAAGGGTTTCGTAAATTACTTTCGCTTCTTCAACTGTTTTAGAATTCGATATAGCCTCGACAAGTTTATCTTTTTGCCGCCCATTCAACGAGTCACTACTCAAAGCCTTGTTTATATAAAGTAACCTAGCATTTTGTAGGTTAACCTCACTTAAAGTTCCCTTTACCCTATTGGCAAATGACTTCATCTCTTGGATGCTACCAGTCATTTTTTCTAATTTTCCTCTAAGGTTTTCATTTTCTTGGTTAGAAAGCTTGAAAGCTTCCTTCAGTTTATCCATTTCTTCAATATTGCTGTCATCATGTGCAGCAAGAGCCTCTGCCTCAAGTTCTGCTTGGCGAGTCTCATATTGTGGCTTTTCTAACCAGCCTGTTTTTTCTGGGTGGAAATCCAAGGTGAGTTTTTCTACAATATCCTTTAATTGTTCTTGTGAAATTTCTACCTCTTCGTCACCTTCAAATAGATTTGTTAGATCGATCTCTTCATCAATATTTCCAACTTCAGCGGTTGGTTCTGACATCGTTTCGGCTGCCTCTACATCCTCCGAAACTTCTTCATGAGACAATATTTCCTCCATGTCCACCTCTCCATCAACACTAGATCTTGCCAACTCTTCTAGTTTAGACAAATCCAATACGAGAGTGCCTGAACCAGATCCTTTCATTTCTTGCTCTTGCGGCTCTTGTTGGTCTGGTGCCTCCATTGCTGCATAGTCAGCGTCTTTTTCCGGGGATTCGTTGAGCATGTTATCGACTGTTTCTTTTATTTCTTTTGAATACTTTTCTAATATTGTTGCTTCAGCGTTTTTCATTGCTGCCTCTTTTAAGGCAGTTGCATCCACTATTGCTTGCTCTAACATAGATGACATAACTTAATCTCCTAAGTGTGTAAATGAGAAAAGGATAATTTTTCAGTAATAATTAGTTGGCATGTGGCTAAAAGGTACAAAAAAACAAATTTTATTCTAGGATATCACCAAGTTAGATTGTTCATCCCAATAAATATTAGTTTCTCCCTCTAAAAATGAAGATATTGCTTGCAAATAAAACTCCATTTCGCCGGGATTCATTCTTTTAGTATTTACTTGATCTAGGCACCATTGAATAACAGTGTTGGCTAGGAAGGCTTTTCTTGCATACACGACATTATCTTCGACACGATAATCTTTGTCAGTTGCTCTTACATATTCTAATATATCTTTTCTGGATACAATTCTCATAATATAAGTAGAAGAAGGTGAGGGCAGAGACCCGTAGATCCCTGCCCTCGGTTATCAAAAAGGTTTACTTCTTGAGGATTGCTTTCAATTCTTCGATCTGAACTTGTTGAGCCTTTACAGCCTCAACGAGAACCGAAGTAAGTCTTGAGTAGTCAACTCCCTGTACTCCGTCATCAGCAGTGTGAACTGCCTTTGGGAGAACAGATTGAACATCTTGAGCGATGAAACCGAAGTCTCTTTCACCGGAATCTTTCCAAGTGAACTCAACACCATTCAAGGACATAACAGTATCAAGCGCAGTGTTCATTGTAGCAACATCACTCTTGAGGCTTTCGTCCGAGTAAGTAACGAATGCAGCAGCACGAACTTTGTTAATGTTATCAGATCCGTTAGCAACATCAAGTGCATACTCAGTAGTGGCGTCTCCACCAAGAGTCAGCAAAGTAGCGCTAGATCCGTTAACAAAGTAAAGAACATGGTTACCAGCATCGTAGGACATGTGCTCATTAGCAGCACCACCAAAGAACTTAGCGTTTACACCAGCGCCGTCAGCACCAATAGTAAGTGCTCCGTCTGCGCTGATTGCACCAGCAGCACTCATAGTAACTCCAGAAGAGCCATATCCACCACCAACGGTAGCAGCAGCAGCAATTGCAACATTCTGATCATTGTCCATACTGATGGTAGCTTCGCCCTGAGCGTTAGCAATTACATTACTTCCGACTGAGATCGAACCACCAAAGGCAACTGCGTCGTCTGTTTGGGTACCGAACTGCACATTTCCACCAAAGTCAACATTGAAGTTTAACTTAGTAGCCACGATTGCAGCGTTAGAAGCAACAGAAGCGTTGACAACAGCATCAGCAGCCAACTCGTCAGCACCAACAGCGTCATCAGCAAGCATGCTGTTTTCAACTGCTTGAGCGGCAATAGTCAAAGCACCGCCGTCAGCGATAGTAGCATCACCGGAAACTTGTCCGTAGTAGTGATCGCGAAGACTATCAAGTCCAACTTTCTTCAATGTTCCACCGTCAGAGATCATCAACTCGTCAGCAGAAGCGATGTCTGCGTGAGCCAATTCAGTTTGACCAGAAATAACATTGTCGTTAAGCATTGAGCCTTCAACAGCGTCAGCAGCGATTGTTAAAGCACCACCAGCAGCCACAGTGGCATCACCGGAAACATTTCCGAAGAGTGAATCCTCAAAGTTTGAGAATGTGACTTTCTTAACAGCGCCCGGTCCATCATCAAGCATCAACAAGTCAGCTTGAGCAACGGTTGCACCGCCGAGAGCAGCTTGCCCAGAGATGATGTCTTCAGCAAGCATACCATGCTCAACAGCAGCAGCAGCAATAGTCAAAGCACCAGTGTTAGACATAGTTGCGTCACCGCTCATAGTTACAGCAGCAGGGTCGCCATCGCTATTACCAAGAATAAACTTAGCAGCAGCCAATCCAGCCATCTTAGCCAAAGTAACTTGATTATCAGCAAGATGCTCAGTGTCAATTGCGCCGGCGGCAAGATGTTCAGAGTTAACAACATCATCTTGAATGTTGTCGCCATCGACACAATCAGCAGCGAGCATTGCATGCTCAACAACGCCGGTTCCGATTGTCAAAGCACCACCAGCAGCAACTGTAGCGTCACCGGAGATTGATACATACGACGGATCAGTTCCATCAGACTGAAGGAATTGAGCAGCAGTACCTTTTCCAAGAAGTGAAGGATCACCAGATGCATCACCCAAGATGAGAGAACCTCTAGTAATACCTGCCATCTTAGCCAAAGTGACTGCGTTGTCAACAATGCTAGCTTCAACGACAGCGTTAGCAGCCAACTCGTCAGCACCAACAGCGTCATCAGCAAGCATGCTGTTTTCAACTGCTTGAGCGGCAATAGTCAAAGCGCCACCAGCAGCGATTGTAGCATCACCGGAAACATTTCCGAAGATTGCGTCTTCAAAGTTAGAGAAGGTGATTGACTTAAGGTTGTTAGAATCATCAATATCACCTGCATACATCAAGTCACCTTGTGCAAGGTCACTCAAAGATGAAGCCAAAGATCCACCGTCAAGCTTGTCCATGTCAATTGCAGCGTCAGAAGCAATAGAAGCATTGACAACAGCGTTAGCAGCCAATTCATCAGCGCCAACGGCGTCGTCAGCAAGCATGCTGTTTTCAACTGCTTGAGCAGCGATAGTTAAAGCACCGCCTGCGGCGATGGTTGCGTCTCCAGAGACATCAGCGAAAACTGCGTCTTGAAGGTTAGAGAAAGTGATCTTCTTCTCAGTTCCGTTGTCGGAAAAGACAAAGTGATCTTGTGTTTGGTGAAGGCTAGTGCCAGCGGAAAAAGCATCGATGTCAAGAGATTTAGCGAGGTCGGTAACAACGCCCCCTTGATTTTGCATGTAAAGTCTGGAAGCCGCAGGGTCTGCGGATGTACCAGAAGAAAAAAGATAGGCACCGCCAATTGGGGCATCTGCCGGGTCTCCAGAACCAGAAACATTCTGAAGTTCGATATATTTACCGTAACTAGATTCAGTAAAATAAGCCATTCATAAATCCTCCCATAGATTTAGTTATTAAATTTTAAATTAAAGTCAAAGAAAAAGCGCCCGAGGGCGCTTGGAGCACGAGATTGTGCTCATATATAAATAGTTTTGAGGATTAGATTTAGTGAAAGCAAAATGCTATATAGTGGCAACTAATGAGAAGGATTGAAGATTTTTTTAATTTATATTAGAGAAACCATAAATTTGTTGGATTGCTTTTGAGATTCTTTGTCTTTCGCCAAGAGAGTAGTGCCTGTTTGAAAACAATAGAAATGCTAGATCGCCGTCAAGAAAACCCATGGCAGTATGGATATTCTTAAACACAACCATTTGATCCGTGTCAAAGCCTTTTGCTGCCATAGCATTGGCGTCGGAGCTAGTAACCTTATTTTCGTTAGTCTCGCCAGTGCTTGATGTACTAACAGCCGACACTGCTTCTTTTGTATAAGCACTCCTAGTAAAGGTATCTTCCGCTCCTGTCTCTCCCGCATTTATTTTGTACTCAAGGTAGTATAGTACAAATTGATTTCTACATGTTGGTATTCCGCCTCCTGTATTATAGAAGTTATCTACTTGAAAATTTACTTCACCACCATTGTCAACTCTGCCGAAACACTCAACCCTCATTCGGTCAGGATCTTCGTCCTGCATTGAGCCAAAGCCGAATCTTGACTTTGGCACGGAACCTCCTGAATCTCCTCCGAAAATTCCATGGTTGTTGTCATTGTTTGCTGCTTTTACTAAAACGAATGCACTGCATGATGCGCCCCAGTCAACATTTTTTGCGGTGCCTCCTGCATCAGCAGTTAGATATACATCGTCAGAACCATCGCCTCTAACAACTGGGCGACCATTTAATCCGTCATGAATATAGTGTGGCTTTTCTGCTGCGGTTGATTGATGTAGGTGAGTTTGGTCTGGTCCTTTATCGAACCAAAAAGTTAGATCTGCATCGTTAGCTGTGCCAGCGAGGAGGACATTTGTGGCATCATACCAGCCTTTAATGTCTGAGCCGCCAAGAGACCTAATGACTTTATCTGGTCCGCCTGCCCTGTCAGAAGATGTGCTTGTGCCTCCCTGCACGGAAGACAGGGATTTAGAACTCTTTGAACCAAATCCGCTAGTAATCATTGATTAGCCCACCCCAGCCGAACCGGACCAGTTGGTTACCAAGTCTGCACTAGGAACACCAGTGATTCCAGCAATAATTGAAACAGTTGGAGCAGCTCCCGTTCCATTACTCAAAAAATACAATCTAGATATTCTAAATTCTCCAGTATAAGACTCTCCGTTATCTAAAATAAAATAGTGATCGCTAGCACCGTCTGGTGGGGGGCTGCCTCCTCCCTGCGAAGAGCCTGTTATTCCTAACGCACTAAACCCAACTCTCAAGGGAATATTCACTCCCGTAGTTGTGTTTGTAATTGTAACGAACTTTGTCACAAATGGAAACGAATGTTCATACGGTGCGGTACCGAGAACTGGTGTTTGGATTGAAGCTGTAGCATATGGAACACCTGAAACTTGGTATGCTGCTGAATTTCCTAACCCACTTGCTTTGGGTGAATAAATTGCCATTTTATTTTCTCCTAGTCTTTATATTTAGCATCGTATTCTCTTTGGAGCCTTTTTAATACCCTGTTGCGCTCTTTCTTTTTTCGTCGGCGCTTGTCTGTCGGTTTCTCAAAGAACATATGTTTTTCTCGCCATTCATCTTGAATGCCTTCTTTCTTAACTTTTTTAATGAATCTCTTAATCATCCTTTCGGGAGACTCATTCTTTCTTGGTGTAACTTCTACATGAACTGGTTTTGCTTTCTTTTTCATTTTATACCTATTTAATTATTTTTTTCCACGCAGAGGCAGATCCCAAAATTCCAGAAATATCCACTCCGGGGTCACTTGGGTCTACATCACCCAAAGCAGAATTGGGACTCGCCGAAGCATTGGGATCCCCACCTTTTCTCATTGGGGTTGTGCCTTCAAATATATCTACGCCGCCAAAAGAATCTTTACCGATAGCATCAAGCATCCTCTTTCTTGTCTCTTGAAGCTGCTTTTTTTTCTCTTGTGTTCGAACATTTTGAAACTTCACCTTTTCTTGTGGATTCTGCTCTTCAACAACTCTCTCTGTTACAACATTCGTACCGATACCCTTGACGACTTCAGCTACAATTGTCGAAAGGAAACCCTCTGTTATGAGAACTTCCCTTACGCTTTCCTTAATAAGTTGTTTAAACTCTGATTTTTTCATATTACTAGCTTAAAATATCCTGTATTAGTCTGTTTAATTTATCTGCTTTAGTAAAGACATTATTATCTTTATTTTCTTTCATCATAAATGCACCAGCAGTTGATGGCTCTGAAACCATGTCGAAACAAATCAACTGAAAGTCGTCATTAACAATCGAACCTTTCGGGCTTTCTTGGAGTGTCCCTGTCCCCCTAGAAGAAATACCAATTGAGCAGCCGCCATCAACAAGCGCTCTTAAGATCTTGCCAGATGGTGTGTCTAAAACTTGGATTTTGCCATACACATCATTGCCGTCGATCCAAACGGCTGTCATTTTGTGAGAAACATTGGCAAGATTAACGATATTAGACTCTGGGTGGTCTAACTCCCCAAGGGCTCTATTTTCTTCTACTAGCTTCTCATATAAGCCAATCTCTCTTGTAAGAACACCTTCTGTATAAATTCTTCCGTTTCCGTTTGGAACACCGCATCTTTGTATAACGCCAGAAAGAATCATGCCACCATTGTTAACAAAGCGCTTTTCTGCCTCTGTGAGCAAGTCTTGACATATGCCACCGTCACAAAGTTCATAGTATTCTCTAATTACCATTTTTTCAGTCATGTCTTCTTCCTTAAACGGGCGCGACCCGTGCGAGTTAGGATCCCTTGCAGCATCTTCTAACTGGCTGTAATTTCCATTTTGCTGTCATTTCAAAAATCTCCTATTCACTAATGTGATTAAGTTTTATTCCACTATCGCTAACAACTACATTAAATGCATATGATGTCGCAGATGAAATACATCCCAAAATTAACAAATTAGCGATATTATACTCAAAATTAAATAGTTCTGTAAAGCCGTTTATTCCAAACAAAAAAACACCAACCCAAAAACCTGTACACATAGGACAGTGGATAAGTGTTCCAAACCAATTAGATTTTTCCATAATCCAATCTCTATGATCTTCAAAAATTGTCCCGTATACTAAAATTTGAGTCATACCCCAAGAGGCTAAGATAAAATGCAATAGATCCATTACTCATACCTATAGATTCCTGCCAGACCGTATGAATAGCCCGGATAGTATGGCTGCATTGATCCTTTGGTAGTTTCTTGTGGTACTTCTCCAAGCTCAGTAGATTCTTTGTCGGATGGGTTCAGCAAATCCTCTTCCCTTTCCATCTCTGCTCTTTTCATAGCTTCCATGTAATGATTTTCTTCCAACATAAATGTTGCTATATTATATAATATAACTTCAGATAAGTTTTTAATTTCTTTATTCTCGGGGTACTCTGCTAATAAAGACCCAAAAACATTAGATCCCCTAATTGTCTCTGGTTCCACAACCCCATGCTCTACTAAATAATTAAAAAATCTATTTTGTGTGTTGTACACAATGTCGCTGAAATTGCTCTTACTGTATGCAACAATTTTTCTTTCTTTAGCCTTCACAACAACATTAATATCTTTATGATTAAAAATCATCAAATGACCACCCAAAGATTTTTTTATATCTAAAGTGTCAATATATTCCTGTATGTATTCCGGGGATCCCCCAATTGTTACTTTAAGCATCCTCTCTAGACTCCTCTAGTAATTGCTGAATTTTTAATATCTTTGTTAACTCCTGTTGTCCGATCTCTTTTTGAGAAAAAGAATCTACCAAGTTTAATAACTCTTGCTTCCTCTCAGGAAAAACTTCTAGTTCATCAGAATTTTGAAGATCTTCTTTGATATTAGAAATTTCATCGTCCAAATAAACTTTCATTTCCAAATCATTATTGCCCACTGATCCAATGTAAACTTGAAGAAGATTTTTTTGCCTGTCGCTCAGTATATCATAAGATTTGTTAAACCTCTTTGTAAATGATTCATAAACGATGTTATCTATATGATCAATGCCGGTGTCGCCTGTACCCTCGCTGATGATCATATTGGAAATAATAGTTTCCTCCAGTAAAACTCTTTGCTTCGCTTCAATCTTTGGATTATTAAATATTTGATGTAGAGTTGCCAAGTCCTTGTAGCATGGTACAAAGTTTGTATAAACATCTGCGGTGAGTTCTTTATTAATTCTAGATATGAGGGCGCTTTGCTCGTTAAACAAGACTTTGCTGTCTATTGCGCTCCTCTCCAACCTAGACTCAAGCACAATCTTTTCTGCAAGTCTTTTGTCTTCCACTTTTGTTTCTAAAATGTTTTGATATATTTTCAAATCTCTGGCGAGGGGGCTGTGAGGTTTAAAAAATTCTTTGAATATTGAAACAATGGTATTCTTCTTGCCGCTATCCTTTTTCATGGTAGCCTTAGTGAGTTCTCTTACTAGAGCCTCGTAAAGAAAAGCGGTATTTCTTTTCTTATTGTGCTTAATCTTGCTTGACATCTTTCTTTGTCTCCAACTCTGTTATTAGTTTTTTAATTTCATTGTTATGCTCAAGAACTTGTTGTTCTTGCATATCATAATTAGATTGCTCTTCAGTGTAAACACCTCTCGCCAGCCTATTCATGTCGTTTGCGCCATGAGGAAGTCCAGATATTCCCCTCATTCCACCCATAGATTTCATAGATCTTGCAATTGCTCGCTTTCCGGACAAATCATTTCTTGGCTCATACATTTTTCCTTTAGATTTGTTTGTAGTTGTATACACCTTTCCCTTTCGACCTTTAGCTGCCATTTTTACAACATCGTCGTCATCTCGCTTTCCGGGCACAGCCAACAAGTTCCCCTCGGGTTCATCTGGTTCTGGACTTTCTGGCGCTGCGACCTCTGGACCTGTTGTATCCCCTTCATCTCCCGCGAGAGCGTCTCCTAAATCATCGTCTCCGAGGGCGTCTCCAGTTCCCAAAAGATCACCCCCCAAGCCGCCGCCGCTGCCGCCGGAGCCTGCATCTGCATCCAGAACATCGAACTGGGCTAGCATAATCTTATCGTATGCTATCTCCCTTTGGTTTCTCAAAAACTCTTCCTCAGAAATATTAAACAGATTATTGGCAATCCATCGCTTTGAAAAGAAACCCTCGGAGGCTGCCGAAGCAACATCAAACTTGGTTCTCCACTGCTCCAACTCTTGTAGTTCTGCTATTTTTGATGGATTATTCAGAGACATCTTAAAGGAAATAAGATCATTGCCGCGATATCCTAAAGTATAAAGGTGTATTATACCTATTTTTTCCAATTCTGTTACAACAGCCCTCTGGAGGCGCTGGATTGTTCTGGCAAATCGAATATCTTTTTGAGCCAAGGTTGTCTGATCTTCATTTGCGCCTTCTCCCCTAAATAAATAAGATTGAGGAATTTTTAATGCTGAAAACAACTTATCTTTGAGATACTTTACATCCTCAATGTCACCAGTATATTGCCCACCTGCCAAAGTCTCAATCTTTGTCGATTGTCCGGCTCGCGTAGGAATAAAATAATCTTCATCGACCGACATCGGATTGTAGCGAAGATCAACACGACCAGTGTTCGCGTCAACAACTTGATTACGCTTCATCTGTGTGACCACTTTTTGCATATACTGTTCTACTTCATTTGCATTAATTCCCCCGACATCAACATAAAATACTCTTCGTTCGGGAGATCTAACGATTCGATACGACATCATCGCATCTTCTAATAAGCTCAGTTGCCTAAATATTCTTCGTGCTGGATCGAGGATTGATGTTCCATACGGCGCAAACTTGTCGTTACCCAGAACTCTAAAGTGTGCTATTTGCCAGTTTTCAAAAGTCATCCCTGCGGAGTTCCATTGGTATTGAATATAGTTTGGATTTGTCTTGTCCTCACCTTCTAATCTTTCCACTTCCCTTGTTGGCAACCCTATGGCATTTATAACCCCCTGTGCCTCTTCAATGTCAAGATAAAGCATAAAATCCCCAAACTTACACATTGTTCGGCACCAACTAAAAAGATTGTGCTCCACATTTAATACATTGTGATACAAAGAGTTGAGTATCAATTTTATTTCTTCGTTTGGGCAATGTATCCTAAGCAGGGGATTCAAGTGAGATGAAGTAGTCATTTCATCTGCATAGATATCCAATGCGGATGCAATAATTGGTTCATACTCCATCTGATCAAAATCAATATATCTTTGACTTCTTGAGACATTTGCCATGGTCGCAGATGATAAGTTAGAAAAGGGATTGTAACTTGTTTTTTTAAATTGTTGACCGCTAGCGGATTTGAATTTGGAGGCGAATTTATCAGTGTCGGATCTTGAATTCCTAACAACCATTTGGGCGTCATAATTTACCAATGGTCCAGATAATAATCTAGTCAATCTCCTAAATAGGGGGGACGCTTCATTTCTAGGGTTTCTGTTTCTATCAGCCATTTTTTATCCTTTTAATATCCAAGAATATTTTTGTTGTTCCTCTATTCTATCACTTTTTGCGACGGGTTTATAGCCAATCTGTCCCGGTATCGCTGTATTTATTTCTGTTTTGACTCTTGTTATGGAACCCAAAAACGCTTTAGCATATTCTATATCTCTTTGGTTTACTTCTAAAGCAGTATCCCTAACCCAGCACCCTATGGCGAAAGACATTACAAGATCATCGTTATACATACGCATAGCTTGTGGTCGACCGTTGTGCCAAACAAATGTTTCTAACTCACTAAATAGTCTAGCAGAATATATTGTAACTAGTTTATTTCTAATGAATTCTTCCATTTTTGCTATAACAAGTGGTCTAGTCTTGGAGGTCATGGAGAAGCCTGCGACGGCGTTACTCATATTTTCTCCCTGATACTGTTCAACATATTCGTGAGTTGACTTAATTGAATAATACAAATTTGGGTAAGACATGTCTCTTAACTTGTCCAAAACAGCATATCCAACAGAATTGTTTTCAATGACCATAAGACAGCTTCCATATTCGCGACCAACATCATTTAACATGCTAGCAAACAAATCTGGTGTGATTCTTGATTTGTATTCAGCCACAACCTCCATAGTTTCCAATTTAAATATGTGAAACACAGAAAAATCTCTATCATCCCCTCTAGATACATCTGCTGCCAAAAGGTACTTGCAGTCCGCACTATACTTTTCCCATATCCAGAAATTTCTATCAAACCCTGTTCTGTAAATTGGCTCTGCGAGATTATCTTTTATTCTCTGCATGTCGTCAGAATGAATAACGGTCTCTCCGGACATATTAAAATTGCATTCATACTCTTGCGCGATTTGCCTACGAGACATATTTTTAGTCTCCTCTGCAAACCACTCCTCATCCCTATCTGGATGTACATCCCATGGTAAATTGGTGTTATGAAAATCGTTGTTGCCTAATTCGGAATCGATATATGTTTGGTGAAACCAGTTTCCCACACCATTTGGGGTAGATAGAGCGATACAGCGACCACCTGTCGATAGGGTAGGGTAAAGACCAGTCCAGAGTTCATCGAGTCCCTCTACATGCGCTGCCTCATCCACAACAAGGAGAGACAGGGCTTCTGAACGACCAGCATCGCCAGAAGTTGTAGAAGCTTTAATTTGTGATCCGTTACTCAATTCGAAAGATGTTCTATTGTCAATTTCAATACTGGCAATCTGCATCCAATCTGGTAGGTTTTTCATTAGTGCTTTGACTTTCTTGACTAAATTTGCCGCTGTCTGGAATTTGGTAGCCATAACAAGAATGTTCTTGTCTTTATGGAAAAGCATCATCCAAGCAACATAACCAGCAGTAATGGTAGAAATGCCTAGCTGCCTTGCTTTTAATATGATGTTAAAGCGATAATCATTAAAGTCTTCCAACAACTGATCTTGGAAGTCATAAGTTTTGAATGGAATTTGACCCCTAATGGGGTGTGAAATTTTGGTATAGTTATTTATAAAGTAAGATGGATTTTTACCAGACTTAACAATTTCTTTGAGTTTCTCTTTTTTTGTTAATTGATATGACATGTGCCTTCACTATCTTGAAGCCTTAATCCAGTTCTTAATACTCTCTTCCAATCTTTGCTGCGGCGGTACGGTTTCCTCTTCCCCGAGTCCGGGAACGCCACCGAGCCTATAAATGGAGGATGTCTGGTACCAAGTTCTAATGTTGGACATCTTCTGTACAAGAATATCTGTCTCGCCTTCTTGGACTAAAGAGAGATTTTTTCCAGCAGAGGATCTATATTCTTTCTTAAGGAAAGAAACAATATCTGCGATTTTTTGATTGACCTTGGATTCAAATTTTGGATCTGCTACACTCTTAATATTACATTCCGAAGAGTAACTAAGGATCATTTTGTTGCCCTGAAACCTGACTTTAAATCCGTCAACAAGCCTGCTATCTGTAACAATATTGTCGACCTCTCTTCTTAGTCCAACCTTAACCGGATTGCCTTCTTCGTCGAGTGCTCCGTCGTAACCTTTAGCCGACACAATATTCTGAATTGTTTGTATGACATCTAAAACATTAGCCATTATCTTTCCCCTTATAAAAGTTTCCTAAAAACTCTACTCTTTGGTCTATGTCAGCCCAGCGCTCTTCTCTTCTCTCAACAAATTGCACATAACATTTCCAACAGCAATCGTACTTATTCATATATAAATCGTCTTTCAGATCAAACGAATATTCAAAGCAAGCAGGGCAAACACGGTCTTCGTCTTTAGTAAGTAGTTTTTTTGAAAGGAAAAAACCATCTTTGTTAATCTTTTCAGAGCTTTCCCTTTGCTTGTTATCTTTTTTGTATCTTTGCTTTATTTGCTCAAGGTAGCTAGCCTCTTTTTCTTCATTCCAAAAAGAGCGTGGATTTTGTATAGCAATATTGCCATATTTTTGTGCTATAGCCTTTTCAATTTTCGCTATCCAGTTAAAGTCTCTTCTGTTCATTTCACATTATTATACATCTAATTTATCTAGTTTTTCAGATAAAATATCAATTTTATTTTGTTGTTCTTTTACGGCTTCAACCAAGAATGAAATAATCTTAGAATAGTCCATCGTGTTGGCATATTGCGGGTCAGCGCTCCATTCGACAATCTCAGGAATCACTTTACCGACCTCTTCTGCAATAAAACCAAAATCTTTTTTTCCTGTATCTTTCCAACTATATGATACACCTTGAAGCTTACCAATTGTATCAAGGGCAGAACCAAGTGGCTCAACATCTTTCTTAAATCTTATGGAAGAGTAGGAAACAAAAGCATTTGCCTTAACTTGCCCTGATGGTCCGCTAGTTTCTGGTAAAGTGATCGCGTGAGTTGCGGAGCAGTCCCCCACAGCCAAATAGTTGGCTACATGAACGCAAGAGCCCGACAAGACGAGCCCCCTGTGTTCTGACCCTGAGACTATCAAAGCCCCGTTGCCGCCATCCTCATAATATATTTTTGCTTCGTTATTTGGTCCGAAGTTAAAAGCTGATGCGTCTCCCGTGGATACAAACTGTAGCTCTCCACCAATCTTGAGTGGGGATGCACCTTCTAATGTGCCTGCTATTTGGATTGTTGAGCCGGATAAGACGATGCCCTTTGATGAGCCTGATATTACTAAAAAATCATCCCCATTTTCATTATATTCTATGTGTGCTTCTTGGGCATCTCCAAAATGAAGCTTTTTATCATCGGAAACAGTTAGGTCATTTCCATCAAAAACAATAGAGGTTACCGCTCCAAAAGAGCCGTTATCATTAAACTGCAATTGCCTGTTCGCGCCAGCAGGGTCTAAGTCTCCATGATCCGGATCTTCCTTAGTGTGTACCTGCTTTATTATAGATACTAATTTTCCATGACTATACTTACCTATTGCCATTAGTTAGTAATCCCCACAGCAACCACAAAGACACCTACCGTCAAAACCACGCCGCCAATAACGCCGCCGACAAACCACCAGTGGGTATAATCGTTTGGTCTCCTAAGTGCTAGTTCCTGTAGTCGCTTGTTCTCCTCGTCTTTTATACTGAGAAGATTTGTGTATTTGTCAGTTGCCGAGTTTAGTTTGATCTCGCTGATTTTGAGATCTAGTTCTAACTTGGCTTTTAATATTTCTATCTCTCTATCCATTTCTATCTTACACTCTTCTGCCGTGTATTTCTGATCAGTTAGGACTTTGGCTGCTGCTTTAGCATCCAACAGAACACCCGTGAAGGGTGCTCGCTTGCCTTTCTGTATTTCAGTTATAACTCCCTCTTGCGCCCAAGCAGGGAAAGCAAAGAGTATAACTAAAAATATGGATAGTAGTTGTTTCATTCTTGGACATCACCCCCCGTGGCATCCACGGCTACCATCGCTGCATTCATAAGTGCATCCATAACAGATTTGGGAATTTCTCCCATAGGGAATACATCCTCAACTTCTAAAAAGTCAACGAATCCATCATGAATCTTAGCAATTTGCTGAGATCGCTTATCAAAATCGCTTACCACAACTTCTTCTTCTTGTTCATTTAGGAACTCTTTCCATTCATTCAACATCTTTTTCATTTTCACTCTCCTCTGGTTCTGGTTCTTCGCCTTTCTTTACCAATTCTTTATTAACTATATCATAGCCTTCCACAACTCCTACATTTTCGTAGTCAAAGCCGGGGAGGAGGGCAATCTTTTGCTCTGGGAATTCGCCATTTACAATAAACGAGCAAGCCTGACCTACCACTTCTGTGAATAGGGCTGGATATGCTGCTGGCGGTACAGTCTTTATGTGCCTATTGTAGGAAGCGATCTCGCCTCTACCATCAAAGTTTGTGTTGCCCTGAATATGGGTCATATAATCATGGACTGCCCTAAACTTTTGGTTTGTTTCTGGGTCGAATACATCGTGTTCAGAGTCAAGTGTAGAAATTTTTAAGACTTTGTTTTGATTAACATCTTGCCTTAACTCTTCGGCAGTTTCATATGGGTGATCATCTATAAATTGAATATCTACCCTTTTGTTAATTTTATCAAACATATTATTGACAAAAGGAATCATAGCCTTAAACGAATCAACGGCCACATCTTCGTATTCAGGGGCAGCAGCATAAGCCTCTGCAACTAATTGGCAATACTTATCCCAACCATTTGGTCCGGGCTTAAGCACTAGTGCTTCATTTAGGGCGACGAACTTTCGCCATTCTGTTAGGATTTCTTTCATTCTTCTCCGCTCTCCACATAGGTGACCCCAAACCTTTCTGCTAACAACCTAGACAAAGTAGCGGGATCTTCCCTGTATTTTGATACGAGCTTATTGACCTCTGCCCTTTTTTCTTCCGAGAGTTCTTCCTTTCTTTCCTCGTATTTCTTTTCTACCTTGGCGATGATTTGCTGGTATTTATCCAAAGCCTCATCACGAAAAGCTATCTCTTCTGCATGAGAATTATTAAGCGTGTCGATTTCTTTTTGATGGGTGTCTTCTTCCACCTCAAGGACTTCTTTGATATTATCAACCTTGCCCTTAAAGTAGACCCACACACAGATTGCATAGACCGCTCCGGCAAAAACTTGCCAATACTTCTTTATAAAAGCCCAAGTCTTTGATGCCCAGACTCTAGCAACTAACCAAAACTCTATCATTTACCGTGCTTCCATTGTGTAGCGAGGTCTGTTAGTCCCTGCATTCCTATATATGCTAAAGAAATAGCAACCCAATCACTAGAATCTAGTGGGGTTCTCTCTGATAGCATTAACCCTGTGGCTGTTAACCATACCATAAGTTTCCTAGAAACTAACTTTACTAACAATCTATCTAATCCGTGCTTAATAGCAGACATCATATCATCCTCCGTCTGGTGTCTTGAATTTTAGGTTTTCTACTGGGGAGGCTGATATATTCTCCCAGTCTGGGTGCAGTTCTTGGAATATTTTTAGTATCTTTTCTTCATCGTACCATTTTTGACTTGCTTCAATATGAAATATGTGCTTTGTGTTGTCTAAATAATACTTAACTACCCAGTAATCTTGGGACCTCATCCAGCCTCCTAGCCTAAAAAATCTGTCTTTTCAAAAAAAGCCAACGAGATAAACACCCCAGAAAGTATCCAGAGCACAGTATCCATTGGCGGCAATACAACGAAACCAAAGCAGAAGAAAATCAAAGCCTTTAGTAAATTAGACTGAAAGAATCTTTTTGGTTCCATATATTAAATAGTTGCAATTTTTAAATGATACTATTT